GTCAACCATTTCGTCGAACTCGCGCTTACGCTTCGCTCCGAAGCGACGGTATGCCTCTTCGTAGCGCATACGTCCACCCTTTGAGGTGACGAGTGCTTCTAGTTCGTCTACTTCTCGTTGCCATTCTGACGCTGAGATTGCTCCAGCCATTCGGACTAGGTTTTTGAACCAGTCTTCTGAGTAGTGGATTGCGATTAGTAGGTGGCGTAGTTCTACCATGTCTGACTTGTCATACATTGCTAGGAGCACGGCGCACTTCCAAACAGATAGGGCTAGACGCTGGCGTGAAGGCTCGATAGAGTCTTCGTGTTCGTGCCCTGCGGTAAAGTTACCCATCTCCCATTTGAAGGCGTTGAAGCGTTCTAGAGCCTCGTCTGTCATGCGAACTGGGCGTGGGAATGGTGCGCCCTTCTTCTGCCAATACATGTATGAGTCGTAGAGTGAGCGCACGATTGCGTGCATCTCTTCGTCACGGACTGCTACTTCTACTTCGTCGGCTTGCTGGATTGCTTCGCTTTCGTAGGTGCGGTCTGGCGCGTCTGCGATTACATAAATGAATCGGGCTAGGAATCCTGAACGGAAATATTCTGTTGTTAGAACATCTGCGGTCTTTGAGGTGATACCCATTAGATACATGATGAAGTTGGTTTCGGCGCGCTCAGACTGTGAGCCTTTGCCCGGTGTGCCTCCGCCGGTTGAGCGAACGACTACTGGAACGTGCCCATCGTATAGTTCGGTGAAGCGTTCAGCAGCGGTTGCCATGTAGGTTTTGTTGATGAAGTCTTTGAACATACCCTGAACTTCGTCACGGTGAAATAGTGAGGTTTGCTTGTCGCGGTTTGATAGCAACTTCACTAGACCTTCTGCGGTAACATCCGAACCGACATCGATCTGGTAGCCGGCAAACTTTTCGTATTCGCGAACCATTCGTAGCATGAGTTGGCGCGAGGTTGACTTACGGCTTCGGGTTGTTTCACCAAGAATCATGAACCAAAGGTTTAGACCCATCTTGCCGTATTTAGGAATGGCGTGTCCACTATCTGAGAACGCTGACGAGAGCACGGTGAACGCTGACGCTACCTGATACTGGTATGCGGCATCGGTCTTCTTTGAAGCCCAAGCGTTGTAACGGTCGATGAAGGTTGTGGTGTCTTTGACGATCTCGCGCTCGTGAGCGAGTAGAAAGTCTACCTTCTTCTCTTCTTCTTTCGGGATGAGTTCCATCTTCTCAAAAGCAGCGTTGCCGTCTACTAGGTAGACCTGTGAGGCGCGCTGAACTTCACGCCATAGGTCGCCGTCTGCGTCCATGCGCTTTGGGCGGTCTGTGCGGTGGTATTTGTTGCATTTTGCGTGGCGAACTACGGCAAAAACTTCTTCTGCGGTTAGTCCGACACGGAATAGTTCAAGTTCTAGTTTCCAAAGTCGGCGTGACAAATCCTGCCCCGGTAGTGGCTCATCTAGGTAGAGAGACATTACTTCTGGGTTGCTTGGAACTTTGCCAAGGATGTCCATAACATTTAGTGGCTGTTCTGGCATTGGCTGAAGGCTTAGGTCGAGGATCGAGTCAACCTTGATGTCTCCGTAGACTGCTTCCATGTCGGCAACGGTGTAGATTGCGCCGGTGCTGGTTGCGATTACAGGGTGCGAGACATCGTATTTGCGGTTGCTTGTGTTCGGCACACGGAGTAACTTGGTCGGGTTCCAGCCGGATAGGTCGCAACCATCGTCTTTGTGCGCGTAGGCTACCTTCTTTGATAGCAGAGCAATCTGCGCTGGGTCGTGCGACTGTGGCAAAATCCAGTAGCAGTGCCAACGGTTTGGTGAGGTCTGCACAGAGATTGATGGTTCGATTAGGAACTTCTCTGGTGGGCAAGCGTCTGCGTCTGCGTAGACTACTGCAACAGACTTTGCGTTCTCGCGGATTCGTCGCTCTTCGTAGAACAGAATTGGTGAGACGTAAACGTCTTCATCTTTGAATCGCTCTGAGTATTCGACCATTTCGTCGATTTCATCAGGGTAACTGAAAAACTTTTGAACGGTTGGGTTGTTTCTAGCGTCTCGGGTGACTAGTGTGGCGTAGCCTGCACCGTCTCCGTAAATCGCTTCGAAAAAATCTTTTGTTAACATGGTTGCCCTTTCTTCTTCTCCATTTCGTCCCCTAGTCAAGAATCGAACTTGAACACGCAATTGAAAGGAGAAGAAGTTTGCGTGACACCAGTTAGGAGTAGTGAGCCAGTTTTAAGACTTGGCTCAGGTCTGCCCATTTAGGTCTGTTACCAGACGTTCTCGGTTGCTCCCTGACCCTTGAGGAGGTCTGCTAGGCTGTCGCCAGCCTTTGAAGCATCGAAGCCTGAGATTTCGTTGCGTGGCTCACCGTTCTGGTCTGCGCCAATCTTGACGCGAACTGAGATTGCCTTGCCTAGCAGTTCTGCTACTTCTGGAACTGCAAAGTTGCCAGCCTTCATGTCGTAGCCTAGTGCTGAGAAGAACGCCTGAGTCTTCCAGAAGTCGTTTGCAACATACAGTGGCACGAGACCGAAGACACGGCGGTTCTCAACGCCTGGGCCTGATAGTCGGAACTGAATGTTGAAGCGTGGCTTACCAGCATTTGCGCCTGACTTAACTTCTTCTGACTTTACATCGAAGATGGTGGCGTTGTAGTTGCCGGCTGGGATTGGTGTGTAGTCGCTCTTGGTTTCTAGTGACTGCTCGGTGATTCCGCTAATAGTGATATTAGACATTATTTGCTTTCTCCTGATTGCTTAATAAGGGTGGTGATTTTCTTCATGCTTGGCTCAACGATTACTGCTGGCAAGTTGAAGCGGTTTTTAGTTACCAAACGGTCGTTTGCATCTACGATGAGGACTCGCTTTACGCCTTCCTCAGTCTTCTGAAGCGTCATGTATCCGATGATATCTGGGATTCCCGGTAGGTCTTTCTTTGAACCGCCCGGAATGTTTGGAACAGTCTTTACTGCACCGGTGTTTTCATCTTTCTCATCTACTGCGTGGGTGAGAATGATTGAGGTGAATGGTGCTGAGTGCATTGCGCGAACGGTGTCGTTTGCCCAAATCTTCAGGTCTCCCCATTTACCAAACTTGTTGCCCTTGTTTTCTGGCTTTTCTCCAAAAGCCTTCTCTGCTCGATCCATCTGCACACCAAGGGTGTCAATGATGACGGTCTTGTATTTGTGCTGGATGTTTAGCAGGTCTGATACTACAGCGTCAAACTGTTCGTGGGTTGAGACGTTGATTACATCAACATCTTTCCAGTCGCGAGCAACGGCTGATGCGCCACCTTCAACATCGATTAGTAGAACCGGTGACATTTCGGCTACTTCTGCAGCGGATGCTGCAAGCCAAGTCTTTCCGCGTCCTGCGTCTCCGTAGATGAGGATGGTTTTTGGTGCGTTCAAGGCTTCTGCCTTGTGAATCAACTTAGCGAAACTAAGCGTTGGAAGTGGTGTCGTGTTCGACATGACTTCTCCTTTCATGTGTGGTGTGTTAGATACTACCATATTCTATTCACTTTGCGCAAACATTTGCTTGTATGCCTTTATGAATGTGAATATTTTTCTTCCTGCAAGAACTATTATCCACATTCCTGAGCAGATTGCAAGTAGTCTCAGAAAATATGTGTCTAGTTCGTATGATGCGGTGATTAGTAGCGCACCGACTAGTGTCCGGAAGGATATTACTAGTGCGCCGGTTATCACCATTGCAATTTTTAGTTGTTTCATGCTGGGTCACTTACCTTACATTTGAAGCAGTGGTCGTGTCGTTCGAACTGCGATGGGTCTGGGTTGGCTTGTAAGCCGTTCCAGATGGCTTCTAGACGATCCCAAGCGGTCTGTGCGTGCTCTGGGTCGTATTCGAATGTCCAAGCCCATACATCGTTTTCTGTTGTTCCGTCACGGTTTACAAAAACGATTGATAGACCGTCAATTTCGATGCCTTGCTTGACTTTTCCCCACGCATAGATTTGCGTCTGGGTGTAATACTTTTCAAGCGTGTATTGAACATCCGTTAGTTCAGCGTTTTCAAACAGAACTCGTTGCATTTTGCGACTCTTGTCACGGCTACTGGTTTTCCAGTCAACAAGGTGTTTGTTATCTACTAGCACAAGGTCAGGCTTAGAGTTGATTACGCCGTAACCTTCAAGTTCACCAAGGTAGATTTTCTCCTCGACAATACGCGAGTTTAGTTCCGGCATTGAAACATAGTCAGCCTTCTCCATCGCATCCTCAAGGTATGAGTGAATGGCAGTGCCAACTTTTGCGCCAAGCCAGTATTTTGATGGTTGCTCTGGCTCTCGCAACAGTTTCTTAGCAAGATGGTATGCGCAAGGGTCGCTAAAGTCTGATGCGCCAATGTTCTTTTGCTTGTCTCGATCCGATTCCTGCTTCAATAGTTGAACAGCAATGTCACGAATTCTAGTGTTCTGAATCATATTTCTCCTTTCAGATTCAGTTTATGTTTTTAGTTGCTGGTTGTCAAGCAACTTATCAAAACAACTTTCCGTGCTTTTTATTAGTCAAATCACCAAAATCTGTTCCGCCCCATACACCAGATGTTTCCTCGTTAGCAACAGCAAAGTCGTAACAAAGATCGATGATTGGGCATAGGGCGCAAAGCATAAATACTTCGCCAGATTTTCTGCGCGGTGGAACTTCTACCGGCTCATCCTCAAGCAAATAATCGTCATAGTCCATATATGGGCTGGGATTATTGCTACAAGGAAAGTTTGGATATTCATCCATACCCTCTTCGAGACGAAACTTTGCTTTCAACGCTTTCTTTTTAACGCCGAAATAGATTGGTTCTTGAGAGTTGTCTGACTTAGCCATTATTCTTTCAAATGTTCGAGGGTGTCGTTATCGTCCAGCATAATGCTTGCAAGCCCAAAAAGCAAGAACAGCGCAACACTAATGAAGCCAACAACGACACTAATAACGAGTAGCGTTATCATCATCTTCACCTTTCAAAATGAGGGCTAAATGATCAATCATTTCCTGATTCCAGTCAATACCCTGATTACCATAGGCTTCAATCATTAACAACGCTTTATCGACAGCCTGACATTTTCTTGTCTTCTCAAGTTCATCAATGTAACGCTCTGGGCTGAGAATGTCGTGCGCAGAGAAACGCATATCATTCTGCCAGTCGATGAAACCTTGCAGAAAATCTACTTCATTTTTAGCCATTTTTCTTCTCCCCAAACAACTTGTGTTCAACGCTCATAATGTGATCTAGTCGGAAACCGCTCCAAGTTACAAGGCCAGCCTGCACGATAGGGGCAGATGCAAAGCCCTGCTCCTTGAACGATTCAAGTTGCTCAATGCTATCTTCAAGAGACTTCTCTTCATACTTGATACCGAACTTATCAAACTGCTTCTTAGTTTGCATACACTGCACGCAGTTCTTAGTAGTCCAAACAGTTACCTGCATAATTTTTCCTTAATTTACTTGACCGTATGTGAAGATTTGCTTGCGCAATTCATCATACAGTTTGGTTAGTTCTTTACAAGCCTTCCACGACCCAGCCTCAGTGTAAGCAGATTCGGCTGCTTTCAATGCTGGGAATAAAAGTTTTACCTGCTCTTGGGTAAGTTCAATATCAATCATTTACTTCTCTCCTTTGATAAGCGCGACAGCCTTATCTAGACCCGCTAGGTAGCCGTAGGTGCGCGTCTTATAGTCTGTGTGCGCGGTTTCAAAGTTTTCTTCAAGCGCGTCTTTGCTTATCTCGGCACTCGCTTCTAACAACTTGAGGATGCGCTCTCGCTCTTTTGCTTCACCAGCCATAACCCCAAGTTCATAATTTTGGCGGATTGCCTCAGTCTCAAACACTAACCTTCTCCTTCAATCCGTTTGATTTCATCCTGTAAATACCATACCGCTTTTCGCAAGTCTTGGGTATTACTATTGCCATCTTTCAACCCTGCACGCCACAAATACTTGATAGCGTTGCCAATGTTGAAGTTGCGGTGACGAGTGATCTGGATGCACTCCACGCCACTAGGGTCGCTAGTGTAATGGGCTGGGTTATTTACCGGATCGTTCTTCATTACATACCATCCAATACTTCAAAAGTCTTTGGGAAAGCAGAATGGGAAAGTTCTTGGACGGCTTTCGCATAATCTTGAATCTCAACTTGCGCATCGTGTCCAAGTCGCTGGTCGAGGAAAGTCATAACGCTCTGCAATGATGCAGTCCAGCGCCAACGAACATACATTCCATAAGCCGGCAAAAATAGTCGAGCCAACTCTGGTGCAATACCATCAGCCATAGCCTCCTGATACAGGTCCTGACCCTTACGGATAACATCGATAAGTTCATCAGTATAAGCCTGACCTAAGTCGGTGTAGACTGGCGCACCAGAACCTTGCTTAGAGTTCTCTGGCTTCGATCGCCACTCATCTGCTTTAGGAACATAAAATTCCTCCTGCTCGGTGATGTAACGGCGCGATGACTCATTCCAACCATTCTGGTCGTCAATGTGAGTAGATGCAACAGCATACTTCCACCACTGACGCGCAACAAACAAAGGCGCATACACTTCAAAAGTCAAAGCAGCGTGACGGAACGGTGAAGTATGACCCTCACGAATTAGGAATTTTAGAAGCCCGGCATCTCGGTCAGCAAACTCAACTGACTCCTTATCATAAGAAACTCGAGCAGCGTTGACAACAGACAAATCGTTGCCCAAAATATCAACCAACCGGACATAGCCATTATCTAAAACCTTTTTCTCCATTACTTACCCTTTTCAATCTTCTCAACCACATCGCACCATTCGCATTTCAAACTAAGTGCGTGGGATTTATTCTTGTGGACATTCTTTATAATCTTCAACACGCGCTCGCGCTCAGAAGTAGTGCCTAAAGCCATAATTTGCTTCTGACCGGCAGACATAAACAACATATTATCCCTAATCTTCTTCATCATCAAAATCGTAAGCATCAGCCAAATTGCCCCAAGTGCGGTGCGCCTCGGGAGGCAACTCATCATCCGTAAAATCGTGACCGCGCACGACCGGCTTATACAACCAACTAAACAACCATCTAAGCATTTAGTTCTCCTCTCAAACTTTCATTCATAGCCAACTGGTCCAAAATCAACTTCGACAACTGACCCTCATCATAAGTGTCTTCAGCCAAAATCTCATACGACACAACCGAACCCTTCTGACCTCGACGATCGAGACGACCAGCCGCCTGCTCATTCAACAAACGGTTATCATCCTTAGATAACCACACAACAACGCTGGCGCGCTCCTGCAAGCCATCTGTGCCTTCACCAATAGCCGAAATAACACCAACAATGTATTGGATGCCACCAGCAATGAACTCGGTCAAAGCCTCGTCACGCAACTTTTGGGAAACCTGACCAGACCACTCGAACGCAGACTTGCCACTCGCCTCCAAACGCCTCGTAACCACATTTGCAAACTTCTGCGAATGGGTCAGAATCAGCATCGCCTCGCCTTCGGGGTGGTCAGCGATGATGCTAAATAGTTCATCGAGTTTTGTCGATTTGCAATCAGCATCAAAAAACACTTCACCGCTTTCAGAAATAGACGGTGTTCCCAAAGTAATTTGGCGCAAACGGACGCGAGTAGCCACCGGCACTTCAGCGACCAAAGGGTTGCCTTCAAGGAAAACAAACAAATCACGCTCCATCTTCTTGTAAATACGCTTCTGCTCTGCACCCAACTGCACGGTGCGCTCAATCGTCACCATACTTGGCAAATCAGCATCCATACCTTCTTGGTGAAACTCACAACACTTCTCACGCTTCAAGTGACGGATGTAGCAAGGGATATCCCTGACAATTGCTCCCGGACTCTTCTCACCAACAATAATCTTGCCAGCCCAAAAATCATCCTTGATGATGCAATACTTTGAAGCCCACGCCCAAAACGATCGAGTAGCCACATCAGGGTAAACCCAACGCAACACAGCCCAAAAACCATCCACACGGTTGCCAGCAATCGTGCCAGACATACCAATACGGCGTTTGGCTTTCAAAGTATGCAACATCTTAGCCGTCTTACTCTTGCGGTTAGACGCGCGATGCACCTCATCAAACACAGCCAAGTCAGGTTCTATCCCAGCCCAATGAAGCGACCGGAAAAACTCTGGGCTAACCAAATACCAGCCAGCCTCACCGCGCTCCAATTGGGCAAACGCTTCTTGACCCTTCTTGGTTGAGTTCACATACTTGACGATGGCTTCAGGAATTTGACGCTGAATGGTTTTCTCCCACGCGCGCTTATGCGTTCCCTTAGGCGCAATGACAAGGTTTGACCCTGTGCCAAGTGCTTTAGCAACCTCGATCGCCACAAGTGTTTTACCGCCACCAACCTGCGTGGCAATAACACCCGTGCCATCGTGGGCTACAAGATTGTCAATGTCGCGTTGCTGATACTCATACGGTCGTAGAGGTGCGTCTACCATCCCACTTCAGCCCAATCGGCGTTCGGGTATAGCATCTTCATCTCATCACGCAACTCTTCAAAGTCTGCGAAATACTTTGACTTGACACCAAGCAAACCGCCGTCAGCCCAAACCTCGTAATCGTAAGCGTCAGAGTTGTGAATACCAACCTGAATGTAACGCTCGCCGGTTGCCTCAGCAATTAGGGATTCGTGATTACGCGCCTCTTGAAGCACCTCATCAAAGTCGAATGGTCTGAGACCGTCATCGTTGTCATCGCCCGAATAGTAGACCATTAGAACGCCTCAATTCGTGCAACAACGCTATCGACAAGTTCGGCACGATACAACTGTGGGATAACGAACTCGTCACCCTCAACATAGTCAAGGTTCTTCTCGTTATCGAGCGTCACAACAACCTCACCGGATAGTTTGCGGTCGCCAAGGTTAGTAACTGAAACAACAAACCAGCCATCAGCATCTGCGCGTCTCACATCGATCGATGTGCCACCGGACTCAACCGAAGCAACAACACCATCGGTTAGAGCCATAATCTCCTGCACGGTGCGGTAGTTGGTTGTGCCGATGGCTTTACCCAACTGGGTCTTTGGAACGCCCTCCTCAGCAGCGAGACGCAAAGCCATATCGCGGTCGTGGCGGATAGTTGACAAGCGTGTTGCAAGTTCCTGCTTCAACTGCGACTCAATGGTTGCTTTGGCAATCGTGTAAGCGATGTGCTTCTCACGCAACATATCTAGTGCGGTCTCAGCGCGCGGTGACAACTTAGTCATTCTTTGCCACCTCAGCCTCGATAGCAGGGAACTGGATACGGAAACCATCAAGGTCTTCGTTGGTGATAGGAACAAGCGTCTGAACATCAACATCAGCCCCAACCTTGCGAGGGTCGTCACCGACACCATACATATCTGCGCTCTTGTATTCGTAAGTGACGCTAAGGTCTGCTTCGCCGTTGATTACAGCATCAACAGCCTCACCAACATTCACATCAGTTCCGGTAACGGTAATAGTGTTATCAATCATTCCTGCTCCTTCTCTAGGGCAATCGTCATACCAGTATTCTTCATCATCTTCATAACTGCAAACGCAGTCACGACCGCGCTCTGTATAGTCGGCGTGGGAATTAGGGCAATCCCATTCTGACTCAAAAGTTAGTTCGCCCTTCACATAGCGGAGCGAACCACCCCAACCCTGCTCCTCCTCATACTCGATATCGAAGTCGAGGTTAGGGAACTGTTCAACCATAGCCCTGAAAATAGGCATAGGTGGACACCACGCGGTGTCAAAGCGGATGGTTGCTGAACCGACCGAACTTCGATCGATGTTCACATCACAAGCGTTCCACTTGGTATCCCAGTTGGCGTTATTCCACTGATACCAGTTGAACTCACCATCACCGACAATCTTGCCGTCAATGAAACCGGAACGACCCAAATATTCCTCAACCTTGTCGGCTAGTGGGGTAATGAATGAGTGGAAATTGAACTCGCGTTCGTGGTCATCGTTGGCGCAGAATGGGGTCTGCTTTTTAGCGTGGTCTAGGAACGCGGTAACATCCGCATCGGAGCCATCGATAATAATCGTGTTGAAAACCCAGTTTGGCATATTTTTAGTCCTCCAAGTTCGAGTAGCAGTTAGAGCAAGAACACTTGTGTTCACGCTTAGGTGTGGTTACAGGGGTAGTCTCTTCGGCAACAACATCAGCCGGAGCATCTTCAGGGGTGTAGTTATCGCTCACAAGCACGGTGCGAGTGAAAACAGACTTGCCCCAAGTCAAATCGTGACCCATAAATTCGGCTTCAATCTCAACCGAAGTTCCAGCGCGCTCACCGTTATCCCAATCACGGACACGCAACTTACCACCAAGGATGATACGGTCGCCCTTGCTGATAGATTCGTGAACATTCAAAGCCAACTGCTTGAACACAGTGACGGTATACCAGTTTGTCTCACCATCAACCCAACGGCTAGTGGCGCGGTCGAACCGGCGAGTAGACGAAGCAAGACGGAATGAAGTAATCGCTAACCCATCCTGAGTAACAATGTGACGCGGTGTGGTAGCAACAAGACCGGCTACCGAAATGGTTTCAGACATATATTTCTCCTTTTATAGACTGTATAAATAGTTTAGTTGGAAATAGTGTTGTCGTCAAGTTCTAACGCTTGACAATCTGCACAAGTTGGTGCGCCATTCACATCTTCGCAAGTGTAAGAATACGAGTCGCAAGACCAACAGAACGAGTCAGCCAAAACATCCATCTTCGCATCAGCAAAAGCATCCCAAATCTGGTCAAAACCAATCTTGGCGTAAGCGTCAAAAGCCTCCACAATCTTCTGCCAGTCGCTCTGCGTAGGAATGAACCCATAATCGCCCATCAGGCTATCCGGTGCGCCCACAAAGCCCACAATCGGGGTATCAGGG